TGAGATTCACTTCAAGGCAAAGTATCAGCTTTCAAAACTTTCTAAAGAAATTGAGAAAGAAATTGAGGAGCTTACTGAGTCTGAGAAGGAACTATTCAAGAAATATTTCGGAGAGACAGAGCCAGAGCAAACAAAGGAATTCTTTGAAAGCGAGGCATTTGTTAACTATAGCAACGAAAGAGCTGAGTTGTTTGACACTGAAATTGACTTCAAAGACTTCTACTTTAACGTAGATGATTTTGACTTTAAGTCAAGCGAGTCATATCCAGCTTTTATTGACCTATTCCTAAAGTAATACCACAATATTAATTAGGGTAAGAGAGTCCCACTTCAGCATAAGCTGTGGTGGGATTTCTTTTTATGACATAAAAAATGACTATTTTTGGGAAAAAAACAATCACGTAAATGAGTAATATTCCACCATTTGAACAGGTATTAGGTTTAGGCATTATAGGGGCGGTTACTTCGATAATGAACATGAATGAAACCCTTAAATTCCTAATTTTAATTTTGACGTTTCTGGGTTTGGTAATCAAATTGTGGGAGCAAATTAAAAAAAGTGAGTTTTTTTTAAATGATGTTAAAAATATCTGGCGCAAGATCTTCAAGAAGTAATAAGCATTGGAAAATTTTGTTAAAAAATTCTTAGATGGTGGATGGGTTGTTTTACTAATTGGTGCAGCTGGAATGATTGCTAGACTTGTTACAACTAATGAGAATCAATCTGCTACTGATGTCATAAAGAAAATGATATCTTCTATGATCGCATCTTTAATTGCTTACTTTATCATGGAGCAATTTGAGATGGATGCAATGTATAAAGCCATTGCTTACGGTCTAGTTGGATTGAATAGTCCAGAAATTATAAACGGAGTGTTGAAAATCAGCGGTAAATTTGAATCAGATCCAATGTCTTTTTTAAATAAAGAAACTCCAAAACCTACAACAAGAAGGAGAAAATGAAAAATACACTACTAATTATTTTAACGGCTATAATTTTAGCTGTGGCAGGATTTGGCAAGTATGTAGAGTACACGATCAAAAAAACAGCTACAAGTGTTTATGAGGACAGGTTAGTTCCTCAGCCTTACCTAAGCAGAAAGTTTGACTACTATGGTTCTGCTATACAAGATCAGATCAAAGTAATTAAGGGTGGTAAAATTGACTTGATTTCTATTGCAGAAGAAAAGGCAATCACAGATACAATGTGGACTGCTTACCTAAAAACCTATCAAACTCCAGAGGAAAAAGAGATAAGTGATAAGGCTCAAGAGTACATTGAAGATGCTGATAATTATTTCGAACAAATTACTGAGGATGGTATTGTTACTGACGAGGAAGCTAAAGAGATGGACGCTAAAATCTATCCTGTACTTGAGTACGTAAATGATCTAATAGATATTCAAACCACTATTGGAGCAAGAGACACAAAAGAAATGATCTCATTGCTCGATAAGTTTTCTAATTTCATGATAGGAGCTATTGCTGTGGCTATCGCTTTGCTTGGGTCTATAGTTTATGATATATTTAAAAATAGCAAGAAGGTGGTTAAGAAGCCAGTTAGAAGAGCATCCGCTAGAAAACCAACTCCAAGAAAAAGAACTCCAAGAAAACGAACAACATGAGGCTAATATTTATTATATTTGTTTTTTTTAGTTTTGAGTGTAATGCTCAGTATTACGTAATGGTAGCTCCTAACGTAGCCTTTGATACTAAGTTGCAGGATACTAAAAATTTATTAGGGGCTACAATTGAGGTTGGAAAGTACTTTGGTGACACTGCGATTGGTATAAACAGTGGGTGGTGGACTTACGATAGCAAGGACTTTTACCAAGAAGTTATGGCTACATTCCCTATCTACGAAAGGTTTAGTGTTAGCGCAGCAATTGGGTATTTCTATTATTATAAGGATATTACAATGGAGTACGATTTAAACTATACAGTGCCAATGAATCATGGGTATTCATTTGTTTTGAGTTATGGAGCTCAGAGTGCTTTTGGAGATACATTTGGAGCTTATTCAATAGGGATTAACAAAGATTTTAAAATAAACTAAGATGAAAAAAATGTTTGAATGGTTAAAAGGTTTTCTATCTGAAAACGGAGAAGCGTCTAGCAAAAGGTTTGTTGGGGTATTTGCCGCGATAGCATTGTGCTACACTTTGTATGCAAATCACGATTCAGTTAACGAGCCGTCTGAGGCTCTAGTATATTCTGTAGCAGCGTTATCTGCTGCTGCTTTGGGTATTACTGCTGCTGAGAAAATATTTAAAAAACCAAATGATAATCAATAATGAACACAGCAAATCTAGCAACAAAATTACCAAAGGCGGCAGCATCATATATGCTCCAGATTGTTGAGAAATATAACATTAAGAATCCTCTACATCTTGCTCACTTTCTAGCACAAATTGCACATGAGTCTGGTAACTTCCAATATGTTACTGAGAATCTAAATTATTCTGCTGAAGGGCTTCGAAAGATATTCCCAAAGTATTTTGCAGATAATGTTGTAGCGATGAAGTACGCTAGAAATAATGAGGCAATTGGATCAAGAGTGTACGCCAATAGAATGGGTAACGGTGACGAGGCGTCAAAGGAAGGCTTTAAGTTTAGAGGAAGAGGTTACATCCAGTTGACAGGTAAGAGCAACTACAAGGCTTTTTCTGACTTCATTAAAGAAGACTGTGTTGCAAACCCAGACCTAGTGGCAACAAAGTACCCTATGGACTCGGCAATCTGGTTCTTTGATAAAAACAAACTTTGGGATATTTGTTCTAAAGGTTCAGGTGATGATACCGTAACCGCGGTTACTAAAAGAGTTAACGGTGGAACACATGGTTTAGCAGATCGAATTGCAAAGTTTAAGCTATACTATTCACTTCTACAACAAGCTTAATATGAACAAAAATATTCTAGAGGTATTGGCTTGGTTTCTTTTCGGGGCTGTTGTTACTATTATAATTTACCCTCGTGAAGAACAGGAGAGTACTTTTGAGGTTGTAACCGAAGTTAAGACTGACACAGTTTATACTGAGATTGTTGACACTGTTTACATCCCTAAAAAAGAAATAAAAACGCAAGTTTTAAGGGACACAGTATTGGTTGATTATAAGCCCACTATTAGCTCGTTTGAGACTACATTCCCATTTGAGTATGGAAGTACTAAGGTTAGTGGAGAAGTCTTGGGAGAAGTGCTTAAAATGACGGCTACTAACGATTATAAGATACCAGTTGTTACAAACACAATTACTGAAACAAGAACAGAGACAATTGTTAAAAAACCAAAAGGTATTTATGTTGGTGCGGCAGTTAACTCTTTACTTGAACCAAGCGCATCGGTTTCGTACTTAGACAACAAGTATTTATTCAGTTACCAGTACCAACCATTTAGTCGATCTCATCAGATTGGAATTAGCAAAAAATTGTTTTAATTTGCGATATTAGATAAAAAAACTCATATTTGTATTTAATTATAATCAAATGGCACAAATCGAAAAAACACAACTAGAGAAGATCCACAGTCTACGAGTAGCTTACGCAACAGCTAAGTTGAGAATTGCTGAGATCGAAATTGAGAAGCAGGGTCTTTTCATTCAACTCTCAAAGGTATCTGAAAAGATCGCAGAAGAAGAGGAGGCTATAAAGGCTGAGTTCGGAGAGGACGCAGTCATCGACCTTAAGACAGGTGAGGTGACCAATGGTAATTCGTAAAGTATCTATCGGTGCAGACTACAAGGGTAGTTCTATGCACTACGTTGTAGGTCAATCTGTTTTCAACGACACTTACAGAATACATCTTATTAGAGAGGTCAATAGACGTATCGAGATATTTGTTATTCACGGTGAAGAAGGATCAGGTGAGATTTACCTATGGAAGACCTTTAACGAAAACATGCCAGCAACTTTAGAGTTTAATCTTGATTTTGAATGAGATCACCATTTCACTTTATTGTAGAACCAGTAGGTGGTTCTAGATACGATAACGTGAAGAGCATTGGTGGTATAGACTTTATTACTAGCTCTTCAAAGGAAGATCACAAGGCATCTAATAGGCACGCTAAAGTTTTAGCTACACCTATTGGGTATACTGGAGACGTTATGCCAGGAGATATTGTGATCGTTCACCACAACGTATTTAAGTACTACAACGATGTTCACGGTAATGAGCGTAGCGGTAGGTCACACCTTTTTGAAAGCATATTCTTGATTGATGACGATCAGTTTTACCTATACAAGAGAGATGGAGACTGGAAGGCTCACTCACGGTATTGCTTTGTTATGCCAGAGAAAAGAATGGATAACTACATTCTTTCAAAGATTGGAAACGAGGAGTACCTGAGA